GGCAATTTTAATTCCTCACACTCAAGGATGTAGCTTTTGAACTGTGCAGTTTGCACATAGTCTGAGACTTCCCAACTCACATCATCTGCTGTGCGATGCTGTGTGTCTATGGTTGTTTGGTAATGATATGCCACGCCATGTGGGTGTGGTTGTATGCCATCAATGCCCCTGTCCTCACAGAAGTCTTGTGTGTGCTGTTGTATGTCCTGTATGGTGGCTGTGCTTAGATCCTGAGACTGTAGGTATGTGCGTAGGTTCAATCGCATGGTGAAGCATCATCAACATGGTCTTTGCTTGGAGTTAAAGAACCGGACGATGCTTCGTCATTATTTACACTCCACTTAACCAAAGGATTGTGCTCCATCACTTGGGTCTGTGCCACCTGTTGTTGCTGTTTACGACGCAGTCTGCGATCTTTTTTAGCGTCCTCTTCTGCACTCAATTGAGCACGTACCATTTCATTGTGTTGTTGTCGGCGTTGTTCATTGTTCATTGTTTGTTTCCTCTGTGTAGGTGTGTGTGGGAGAAAGGATCAAACGCTCAAAGGAATGAGCTGTTGAAAACTCCCACACACGATCCCAGCCTGATGTTTCTCTGCAAGGAGTAGGAGCAGACTGTGGATCATTAACAGACAGACTTATAAGCACCTGATCCAACTATAAATCCGGAGCAACCATCTGTTAAATTCTATTTTACTACAGAATGCCCACGTCCTTCAAGACATTTCTGCACCCTTGTTTTGTACTTTAATTCTCTGGCAGGCACTATGCCCAGTGTGGCTATGTGGAAGTACTGTCCCCAGCCCCAATTGAGTGTGTCATACAATCTGAATGTGTTCTCTTCCGCAAACTGTTTGCAGTGTTGCACATCATTGGTAACTTCCACAGCCTTGGCTTCTGGAAATGTCCCGCTTCTGCCTGCTGTGTCTATCTTAGGATTGTATGCACAGTTGGTAAGCATTACCAATGCGCCTATGGTTAGTATCTTTTTTATCATGTTTTCTCCTTGCGTTTGTTATGCACAAAGCACTGCGTGATCGTTGGCAATTTTTATGCAGTGCTCTGTTGCTTTTTAATAGGTTAAAGATATTGAATAAACTAAAAAAAATATCTTTAACATACCTTATTATAACACGTATTTAGTGTCGTGTCAATCAGGGTTGGTAAAAAGATTTGTGTGTGACACAGTGCAAATTGCTGGTGCTAAACCCACTGTAACATACTGTTTAAAAGCACACACACGTCTCTACAAGCACCGATCCACATATCGATTGCACTTTGTACACAAACCATATTTTGGTTGCTCTTTAAACACGTTTGGCTATATACTGTATGTATGGTAAACAAAAACAACACTAACAAAGGGGCTCTATGGCTACAAACTATAACAACATTAACAACATAATAACAACTAATAAACACAATATAATGATTGTATCTGACGAACAATCAATAGAGAATTCTGACTCCGTCAAAGAAGAAAGCAAAGCTAATAAAATTAACCATTGTAGCCAAGACCTACCAAAAGACTGGCAATGGGCAAAATTAGATCTCTTTGACAAAGAATGGAACACTGCCACAGATGCACGACACAAAATTAATATCAGTGTGTGCAAACAGAGTAAAGTCAGTCAGTTTAGAGCACTGCTTAATTCACCATGGACACATTTTCGTAGGAACTTGACTAAAGAAATATGGGCATCGCCACATTATGAATTAGTAAAACAAACTAGGCAAGAAATAAAGAACGCAGGTTACGCCGCTACCAAAATAGCTGTTAGCAAATGTTATTTGCCTGGATACAAACAAGGCAAAGGTGACACTGTTAAAAACCTAAGTGTAATTCTTATACAAGAAGCACAAGACAGAAGATACACAGTTATAGTAATTCACAACACACACAAAATAATTGTACCACTTAAAGGTGATGCTGGATACTTGAGTAGTAAGCAAAGACAAACAGGTTTGATAGCAACAGGTACAGCACAAACAGTTTTAAAAAGCAGTGCTGGTGTAATGGTGGACGACATATTATAATGGCTTACCAAAAAAACATAGACAAGTGTTTTGATCACTGTCAACACTTCTTGGTTAAACATCACAGCAAACCACACCATGGCAGTTTGCGATGCAAGAAGCATGGCTTCATGAAATGGCTTGCGTGTGAGGACTACAATGAACTACATGCACTGATGTATCCTGCGTATGGGGTACGCATAGGCCAAGTTCTGTAGCACCACACTGAACCGCTAATAAATATTAGTGGAAGCAATTTTTGTGAAATGGTTGTCTACGTTGTTGCCATACATTCAAGAAAGCCATTTCTTTCCCCTTAATTGCTTCCACACTTATCACTCATTTAAATAACAGCATGACAACAGCCACAGTTTTTTGGAATGGTCCATCAGTTAAACAATTTTACCATATTCCTCCACAGCCATTAGAAATAGGTTGCAACTTCATACTGGATCACAGACTGGTGCATCATGTGTGTGCCTATGACATGCCCACTATCAACAGCCTAGGCGATCGCACACACGTTGACGTGAAGTATTGGACCAGACGAATGTATGCATCAGGTGTGTGGCAAATTTTCAAGAGCACAATAAATCATGAGCGACATCGCAACATAAATGGTTACTGCTCAGGCACCATGGCGTTGGTGTTGGCACTGCAATTAGGTGCCACTGCAATAGATCTACTGGGTTGTGATTGGACCATTACAAACAATTCAATATATGACGAGAAATACACTTGGAGGGCATTTCCGCCCACCAAACACAACAAAGAAAAATTCAAACTGTTTGAGATGCTGTCAGACATAGTGCCCATCACTGTGGTACATGCACAGCCTAGGGAGATATTAGGTAATCACGTGCATTGGTGTAAGCCAGAGGATTATTTGGCAAAGATAGATTAAACATGAATCATGATCCAATCATCTATTCCGTCATAGTCCACTATCCGATAATTTTTTCCTTCTAACCATCGAACTGCATCGCCATACTTGCCTTTGCCATACTGTTCGGTTGTGTGATTCTGTTCAAGTACTATCACAGGTTTACAGGTGGCTAATGTGTTGATAGCACCTTCCAGTACTGCTTGTTCATCGCCTTCTACATCTATCTTAATAAAATCCACATGCTCAAATTGGAAACTGTCTATGGTTTTTACAGTAGAGAGAATAGATTGTAAATTTTCAACGTTGGTGTTGGTCCATGGTCCGGTATGTTGTATTTGTCCAATCCTGTTGCCTAATGCACACCTGTGCAGTTTGACTTTTGTTCGGTTAACATTCCTCCATCTCATCTTGGGACGCATATCAAACATGTGTACAAGATCAAAGTCATTGCACATATGTTTTGCAAATTCACCCTCCTTGGAGCCAACATCTAGTGCAATCCTTGTGTGTTTAAAATAAGGTTTGCATTTTTGATAGGTGTGTTTACATATGTCGCTTATTTTAGAAACAGTCTCTGGATCTAACCTTGTAAATTTTTCCGATATCATGCTGTTATTTAAAGGTTGGTGTAGCACCAACACACAATCCATGCATCAGTGCTTCACTGGTCATAATCGAGAAGATATAAAACCACAAATATTTAAGTTCTTTTTGGAAATTTAAAGTCTATGTATCGTCTTATTTTACAACTATCACAACGCATCATTATGTGTGTCTGTGAATAGAAATAGTTCTTGGCACACTTGCACTGATCCTGCAGTGTTTGTGTGGTTGTAGAGTCTGTTTTGTCACAGGCTCGGTGTTTGGGGAATATGGCCTTACGCATGCCGTGTGTATGCCCAGCCCGAGAAGGTGGACGCAAGTCAATGCCTAATTCAATCAGTCTTGCTTCGTATTTCTTTTGATCCATATGCTCACTGACCCTTGCAGGTCAATGTTATTTAAATGGTAAAACTTATTGGAAATTATTTTATGTTCATGATATTACGTCTAGCTTCGAACACTTGTCCTTCGTCTGTGATATCATAAAATTCTGGCACGTGTCTTATGCAACTCAACCCCACAGTGTGGTCTTCATTAACTGTGGCGGCTGTTACTCTGTACACGTCATTAATCTTTAACATGTCGCTGGTTATTCTCACGAAGTCACCAGGTACACAGCCCATAGCGATTGCACTTGCGTTTAAATTTATTGTGGGTTGTCCTCTAGATTTCTTCAACAGTAAAGTGGCTATTTTTTTAGCACTTACTTCGTCATACACATTTGGAAAACTGAAGTTACCTTCTAGTTTTTTGTTGTTGTCTTCTGCAAGATAGTTTACACGTATGTCTGTGCTGTCTTCTACCGGGTCAGGTGATATAACACTTGCTGGTTGAGAATTATCTATAAGGTTGGTGTAATCAATTTTTATTTGATTAAATTTTTCATTGACTGAACTTGTTGCAACAGTGATTGCTCCAATCACATGTTCATCTGTTATGGTTGCTGTTATTGGCAAAGAAGTAACAGGTGGTACAGCTTCACTGGCGTCTGGACTACCAGCGTTCTCTAGTTGTAAATGAAACTTGCCATCTATCACAGGCATTGTTGCACCTATAGATGCTAATATTATGTTAATGTTTGCAAGGTGTGTCCGGTTGGTGTTAATTTTATAAATTCTGTCATATGTGTTGTTCATAGTTTGTACTGCTGATCCACTCACACTGCCACCAGTGGTAGCACCTTCGCCATACATGTATTCTGCTCTTTCAAATATGTTTAACAGTCCGCCACCGCCCATCCTAAACACTGTATTGTCAAAATCATAGTAACTTGGTATTGTGTCACCAGCAATTGATGCCAATTGAAAACTTTTCTTGTCTATGTCATGCACACTGACGCCAACACCATAATTTTGGTTCAACAAATAATCCAATAGCATTTCCACAGGATTACTGTCACAGGTATATGCTTCGTAAGGTAAACCTTCTTCAAGATACACATTGTCTGCAAAAGCAGTTTCCCATTGTGCACCTATCTTGTCTGTGTTAGGAGTACCATTGTAAACTTCTACTGTAATCTCTACACCGATTGGTACAGTGGTATAAAAATTATTTGGTAACGCTGTGCTGTCTTCATTGTGTAAGCCCAGTGTTATAAAAGGCGCTGAGGCATCTGAAATACTTGCGTCATTTATTGAATTTATGTTGTAACTGTCAGTTGTGCCTGCGTCATAGTCACGTATTCTCAATCTCATCTCTGTGCCTGCGTTGTAGGCATTTTCTATAGATTGGCAGTCAAAACTTGAGCCATAAAATCTGTATTCTGCTGTGGTACTGTCTGGTCCAGCTACTTCGTCTGGAGATGTACCGTTGATTATTGCTTCTGTCATACCAGCCAGTGTGGTGTCACCGACTACTGTTGGAAGATTATAAGCAAAGAAAGTTAATGTGCTGGTTGCAATAGTGTTGTCTAATGTGAATGTGGATTTGTTTAAAAATTGATAATGTCCGCCACCTACATGTTTTAACCATTGTCCATTATCTTCACTGCTTGCCGCATATGTGCCTGGAACAAAGAAAACAAAGTCGTATGTCCACCCTAGATTAAACAGCAGGTCATGTATGTTAACAGGTTGTTCTTCTCCATAGTTTGGTGTGAAGAAAGCATATTTCAAAGGTTGATGATTTCTGTATCTTTCGTATTGTATGATCACATCACTTTCAATTGCCACAGTTGCAGAGTCAACAGAAGCTATGGTACTTAATATACCATTAGACGCTGGCACTCCCAAAGGTTTGTGATGACTTATGAAAAGGTTGTTAATTGTTTTCTCTGAAAAGGTTTGTGCTTTTTCTCCATAGCCAGGCTCATGTGCGTTACCTGACATAATGTTAGGTGTGCTTCTTCCACTAGTTGTTACTACAACTGCTGGAATGCCAGAGTATGGATTGCCAAATGTACCACCACCATCTCCTGCACCGACTGTTACATCAGCCGCTTGTATCAAAAATCTTAATGCCACATAGTGCATGCCACTTAATTTACTTTGTCCTGTTGGACTCCATTCGGGGTGTTCATTCAACAGTGATGAAACAGGTTGATCCGCACTGCCATCGAAATATTGTATTGTTAATCTGCTGGCAAATGTGCCTTTGGTAATGCTGTGTTGTGTGGGTTGTTCGCCGCCTTTGCCTGATGCAAATATACCACCACTTGCGTTTTGTAAATTTAATGCTGTGCTACCATCGTAGCCTTGTGAATAGTTTGGATTGGCTGTGTTTGTGAATTGACCTAGGTGCACCGGTTTGCCATTAATAGTCATTCTAGATAACAAACTGCCCATGCCAGGCGAAACTGCTTCTGCATTGGAACCATGGAAGCCTTGTGATATGATTGCCGCCATGTACAAGTATTGTCTTGATGCATCAGCACTGTTGTCTCCCCACGTGCCAATAAACACAGGTATTGTTGCTGTTTCTACCTTGTGTCCGTACAACACTGGTACTGATCTATTTGCCGCGGCAAAGTCCACTACCGTTGAGGCTTTTATTTCAGCACTAGTCTGATCAAAGTTTACCGAAGTGTCTGGTAGATCAAATGCACCAGTAAAAGGTGATATGATTGCCTTAAATGTATTTGTAGTAAAATCCAGTACTGGATCAACAATTGCTTTTACAATTCTAACAGGTGCTCTAAAAACTTTTTTTATAAAACTACGTAATCCCATGTTATTCCTCCCACCTTATGTTAGCCGCGTTGTTGGCTGAAAATTCAAAGCCAGTGTCTAATGGATACAGTTTGCTTTGGCTCACTGTGTTTGTGAATCCATACAAACTGGTCTTGTCAAAGTTTGCCAATATTCCACCACAGAACACAGTTAATGAAGAACTGGTGTCTGTAACTTTTAAACTAAAATTATCTATGATGCCTCTGAATGCAATATAATTAAAATCAACTAATCCGGCAGTTGTAATAAAAACTTTTGATATTGTAACTTCTGCACCTGTTGTGTTACCATTTGCAAAAGCAGGTCCTATCAAGTTAGCAGTACTGTCCAATTGACTGCTGTCAAAAGTTATGTCTACTTTCTCTGGTTGTGCTTGTGAAGTTGTTGTGATAGATGAATGACCTAGATAACCTTGTCCTGTTTTGTATGTGTCTACTGTGCTACCATCTATGCTGATTAGTTGTAGGTCTGCTTCGTAGTTTGTGTACAACAGTGTGCCTGCTGTTAATTCTATTTTTATACAGTCAACAAAACGTAGTGATCTGCCGCTTAATATTGCTTTTGTTAATGATGTGCTTCTTGGCATTATGCTTCTTCCCTCACACTGAACGATAATGTAAAAAATCCTTCTTCGTCTGTTTCTGTTACCTGTGGTTCACTTGTCAATGCCACTGTAAAATCTGGATCCCAATTAAGAACTGAGCCACCTGGTATATCTGCTTGTAGTGGTGGCCATATGTATCCTTGTTGTGAAAATAACGATCCACCAAAGTTTGCACAGCCAATACTGAAAGCACCGCCTCTCCAAATGTAAACTTTATCGTGATTAGCAAATCTGAAATAATCGCCAGTGATAAATTTAGTTACTCCGCCGTCTTCACTAACATCTTGGCTGTCCTGTGTCGAATCGATTCTTGTAAAGATACCCACAGAACCTTTTATCAATGTTCCTTGGGCCATCTCAAATGTTCTATCAGCGTTTTGATCAAATCTGAACCTATGTTCTGTGCCTGGCACTTTCATTTCAAAAGTTTCTGCTGTGCCGTTTTGGGCACAAAGAAAACTGTACATAGGCGCCATCTCTGCTCTTGTTAATGGCACAGTTGCAAAATCAAATTCCCATGCGTGTCCCAGGCCATCAATTGTTCTCTCCTGAAAGCCAAAATCAGATGAAACACCTTGGTTGGTTGACAATGAGTACAATTTGTTGTTGGCATCAATCTGTGTGAGTTGGTTAGTATCTGATCTCACAGCAATTGACCGAAATCTTGTTACATCTGGAAATGTTCCACTCATTAAACAACCTCTCTATATGTTTGTTCGTATTCGTATAAAAATTGATTACTGTTGGTGTTAGAGTTTGGAATAGATAAAGTTACTTGAGTGTTTGCCGCACTTGCACTAGAAGTCTGCCACTCTTCTGTGTCTCCGTCTGGTACCACAGTGAAAGGCACATTGGCATATGTTATGGTGTTGGTACCAACTCCTTTAATTAATCTTGGCGCGAATGATATAGTATCTTTGGTTGATCCATCTAGATTAACATCTGCAGTAATCATGTATACTTTTGAATGCCCACTGAATTTAATTAAATCACCTGCAAGTAAAGTGCCACTGCCACCACTAACACCCACTGTGTTTGATCCTATGTCTTTGTTGTATGCTGGTGCTGTGCTGTTTTCATCTAACACAGTAACAGTACCGCTGGCTGTGCCTCTCTTGTCTTTTAACACTGGCAGTTTGAATGCTGTTAGACTTCTTGAAAAATTAGATCCCGCCAAATGCCAAAACAATCCTGTTTGTGCATCACTGTTGTTTGCTTGTGGTATAAAGTTTTCATAAAAATCTTTTTGTGACATTGGAATTGTTTTTATTGCAATGGTCCAATAGTTGTTGCCGTAGTCTGCCACAAACGTTTTGCCTGTGATGCTTTTGCTTTTTATGTTATTGGTGTTGTTGGTTAACTCCACCGATCTTATATAATCTGTTTGTGCCATTACGCAAATCTCCTACCCTGCTGTCTGAATGCTTGTTGGATAGTACCAATTATAAGTCCTTTTCTTGACAATAATAATTCATCGAAGCCCTGTGCGTCCACGGCATTGATAGTGAAGTTTATATTGGTCTCTCCCATCCTACTGCCCATGGTCTCGTTGGACACAACCGTGCCTGCTGAGTTAGGTACGAACAACTCTGGTCCTCTTTCTCCAACCAGGAATGCGTTTCCTCCACCAACTGATCCGCCACCTGCTCTAGCACCGCCAAATCCTATCTTGCCTCCATTGGCATATCCAACAGTACCACCGTCAGCAAATCCGCCTCCACCGATCAGCATCAAGAATAATTTTAATCCTATGCTCTTCTGTAGTTCTTTGTTTAATCTTTTCTGTGCGTTAACTTGTTTGTTCACCCCACTGACCATGTCTACTCCAAATATCGTGGCTATCTTTTCTAACAGAGGTCCAACCACAAGCAATCTGATTATGCCACCAATCAGATCCCTAAGGATGGCTTGTCCTATCTGTCCAAGTGCTTCTTGCAAGGTCTTGGTTCCCATAACAACGTCAGTCAATGCTGATTCAGTTGTTTTAGCAAAAGTAAGTGTCATGTTGGTTAGTGTGTCTGTTATAATCGCGGCTGTGCTGTAATCCTTCAACATTTCCACTAGGTTTTCTCTGTAATTTCTTAACGCCTTGTTGGCAGTTCTAGTTGCTTCAGAAGTCTTTTTATAACCTCTGTTCATCATGGCAGTTTCTCTGTTTACTGCCGCGGCTTCGTCTGCTATTTTTTTAAGGTTTTCAGCTTGTATCTCAGCTACTGTGGCCCCATCCTCTGCATAATCACCTAGTGCATTATTATAGTTTGCTTGTTGTTCTGCCAGTCCTGCCAATGTAGGACCTAGCTTATCAAACTCATCTCCCATATCACCAATCATTGCGATAGGTATGTTAGTAAAGTCTCTTAGGTGTTGATCAAGTCGTAACAGTTCATCGTCCGGACCTACTAATGCTTCGTGGAAGTCATCCATCTCTCTTTCACCATCACTTAAGAATTCGATTAGTTTCTCACCACCAAGAACAATACTGCCCAAGGCCTTGGCAAAACCAACGAATAGTGTCACTACTCCTTTTAAGACTGAACCACCTAATCTACCCAGTGCGGCTATTAATTCTTTGTTGTCTTCAACGAATGTTGTAAGGTCTGCTATGACGTCTTTAAGTGCCGGTGAAAGGCCTTGACCAAATTCATTGGCTGAATTTTTTAGTGCTATGTCTAGGTTTGAGAACTGTGTGGATAAGTTATCAACAACCTTGGCTGTGGCACCACCAAATTCTTCTCTTAAACCTTTGGATAAAGCATTTAGGATTTTTTTTGATCCGTCTGCTGTTTTACCCATTTCAGATATTTCTAATCTTGTAATTCCTATTTGTTCCTCAAGTATTTTGAATACCGGAACACCTCTGTCAATTAATCTGTTAAGTTCTTCAAGACCCAGTCCACCTGAAGTGGTTCTAGCAAATAGATCGGTCATTGCTTGTAATGAACCCAGTTGGTCCGTTGTAACGGCCGCTGTGTCTGTGAATAGTGTTAATAAGTCCTGTGTGGGTTCAATGCCTGACGCTTTCAATTTGATGAAAGTGGTTGTAAGGTCTTCAATACCAAACTGTGTCTGTGTGGCAAATTTGCTTACGAAGTCAAACGCTTCACCACCTGCCTGTGCCGAACCTGTAACAGAAGCCAATGCATCATTTAAATCTTCAAACCTTGCAGTGGTATCAATTATGGACTTACCAATCCTTGCCGCGAAGACCGCCGCCAAGGCTATACCAGCACCCTTGAGTGCCGTGCTTAATTTGAAACTGTTGGCTTGTATCTTTTTGAGACCGGAGTTGACGTTACCTAACGCCCGTTGGTTCTTGATCGCAATTTCGATCAATAATCTTTGTTTTGCATCGGCCATTATCTACGTCTCCTTGTTGGCATTGGTGCCGGTTGTTTACCCATAGTTTTCTTACCATCGTTATGTTCAAACAAAAAATAACCGGCCCACAACTGTAACTCTAATGTTGTCATCTGTAATATTTCATCGACAGACTTTTTTAATCTGTCTGCCAGTATCATTACAAACTTTAACTCAACATTAGACTCTATTCCTTTGAGGCAGTCTCCTGATCAACATTAAGTTTTGCGTTATTGATAGCACCACCAACTTTTACGATAACCATTGGGTCTGCTTCATTCATCAACTTAATCCTGTCAGCGTCATGGAATAATCGTTTGCCGTTTTTGTCTCTGGCTTTAACAATTATACTCTCCACTAGTGCTTCAACAGTCTTTCCTTCAGTTTGTAGTTGAAGGATCTTGGCCTCATCCTTTAAAGGATATGTGGTTCTGCAATAAATGTCAGTGTCCCACTCCTCTACGTGGATTTTTTGCAATTCACCACTAATACTTGATTGATAGTGTTTTGCTATTTTGTCTGTTATACTCATCTTATATCTCCTCTATTTTGCTATGTTTCTTAGTGTTGGTCCGACGACACCATTTGGGGCCTGTCCACTCTTGCCATGTTCGAGTGCGTGTCCATATGATTGTGAGTTTGAAATCTTGTATCGATTCTTGCTCCCAGTCATACTCCAGCTTCTCTTGAACAGTCCAGAACGTACCGGTGATCTCTGTCTGACCCCTTTAAGCACATCACTACTAATCTTCTTTGCAATCATATCAATAGATTTCTCCAAAGCCTTTGTAAGCGATTTTGCGTTAAAGGTAACCTTCATGTTATTAAAGGTCTGCTTTGGTCAGTGCTCCGCTACCTTGGAAACTGACTTCTGCTGTTACTGCCCCATCGTTCGTCGCTGATATTTCGTGTGACGTAACGATTACTTCTCCAGATAGTTTAACACCCGTAGTTGCTCCACTTGGAAACAGTTCTACTGTTGCCGCCGCGGCTCCTGGTGCTGAGAACAATGCAGATTGTGCCGCATCGTCATCTCTGAAGTATACACTCATCGAACCAGTATAGTTTGTTAGTCCTGGTAGATAAGTTCTTGAAGTTGATCCCATTGCTGAAGTCTCAATCGCATCACCTGTTTGTGATACAGAAAAAGATATAATGGAAGCCACTGCTGTTATTGAACCGCCAACGTCAAATTTAGCGACTCCTTGTGTTCCTGAATAGATTGCTGTGTTAGTAGCCATTGCCTATTCCTCCTCTTTTTTGTTGTTAATGACTTCAGCATCTGCTTTCGTAATTCGCATACGCCTTTGTCTTGGTTTTGGTTGTGTTTGGATTTCTTCCTGTGGCTTCTCAGTCACAGCAGGTTTTTTAAATTTCCAGCCTGATCTCAAATGGTCTTGAACCTGTGGGTTGTCGACTATTTTTGAATTCCCTTGTTTATCATACATTTGTATTGACATTATGGATTACCTCTCTTGTAAGCATAAGTCACTGAAAGTGTTGCATTGAACTGCCCTAGTGGTTGTTGTCTTTCAACGACTTCTATGTTGTTAATTGATGATTGTACGTAGTGTGTGGCAGTGTTGTCAACAGTTATATTTCTATCTCTGCTTAACTCTAATGTTTCTTCTATTTTTTCAATTAGATTGTTTCTTGCTGTGTCCAGTTCACTGCCTCTGACAAAACATCTTAATTCTATTTGCATTGTGCCTTGTCTTTCTGACATACTGATATCTTCTCTTTCCTCGTCGCCACTGACAACTAGTATTGCTGGAAACTGTGTGATTGCTAGTTTTTCAAATTCAAAGAACTCTCTGCTAACCAAGACTGCTCCTGGTTTAGACATATTCTTTAATTGAGCAACGATATCTATCGCTATGTTTTCTCTGGCACTCATGATTGTTATCTAACCAATCGATTGAAGTGTGTAGGTCTCTTTTCTGATCTTTCTATTGTACCACTGCTATCGAAATCGTATTTGACTCCTTGTCTTAAGATTTTGTCGAATTCTGTTCTGTATTCTTGCCTGTAGTAGGCCATTTTTTCTCTGAATACATCACCATTAGGATCGAACGTACTTAAACGTGGGTAGATATAATGTCCCAATACATGGTACACTGCACATCTTGTCCACTGGCTGTCTACTAGTAGGCTGTCTTCGAATTCTGCATCATTGGGTGTTGTTATGTCGTATCTGTTTGATCCAGCACGAGGGAACCATTCTATTTCAATGTCTCTTTTTACGTCTGCAGTTGATAGTGTGTGGAGATCCGAGTAATCTTGGATTCCGTAATTTTTGATATCCGGTTCGTATTGTTCGAGATCGGAATCAGTTGTAAAGTTAGCCACTTAAAAGTCCTCCTGTTAAAGTGTGTTGCAAGTCCTTCTTGCTAAAGTTTATTTATTGCGTGTGCAACAGTGTTAAGCACTAATAAAAAAGCCCCAAGTTTCCTCAGGGCTTTTAATATGAGCGAAAGGTTTTTAACTCCTTTCTTAGATGTTATTACGATTCAATTGATGAGTCGAAACTTCCTCTAACGCCTGCTAGATCGTTTAACTCGCCAGTCGCATAAATTGCTGAACCAACTATGTTAAATCCTCTAAGTGCCGCTTCTCTGCTTGATTCAATTTTGATGTCTTGCATCATTGCTAAACCAATTGCATCTTTGTGGAAGATTCCACAACCGTAGTCACCAGCTGTTGAACCATCTGCTAGATTTACTAGAGATGATTG